ATCATTCGCACACATGAACGAAACAGACAAAAAAATCTTTGTCGCTAAGATTATCCACAACATGAGCTACAGCCAATCAAGTTTTGAAACTATGGAGGCTATAGTTAAAATGTGGGAACAATACCCTATCAGAAAAGCTCAATTTTTTACACAACAAAATCAATTAACAAATGGAATTGCAAACAATTAACACACAGATTCAAGCTCCTAGTTACCAAATGGTTAACAAGGACTCTATGCTATCCTTATCTAACGAGCTTAAACGCTTTGTAAAGGATGCGCACTTAGTATCTAACATTAAGGGCAAGGACTATTGTAACGTAGAAGCATGGCAGATGGCTGGAGCTTCATTAGGCTTATTTCCTATCATTACAAGCGTACAAGACTTATCAAGTGAAAAGGAGATTAAATACATGGCTACTTGCGAAGTTAGATCATACCAAGACAATAAGTTAGTGTCTGTAGGTATCGCAATATGCTCTAACAAAGAGGGTAGCAAAAAATTCTTTGATGAGTATGCTATCTTATCTATGGCACAAACTAGAGCAGTAGGTAAGGCATTCCGTAATCAGTTAGCATGGTTGATGAAAGCTGCTGGATTTGAAGCGACACCTGCTGAAGAGATGGATTTCGTACATGATGAGCCGAAAAAAACCTCTAAGCCAGTACAAACAGTTGTAGCTGAAATATTAGAAGAAGAGCCTACAAGAGAAGAAATAATGATGGAAGTAGCTAAATGTACTAAGGTTAAGCAATTGACTGACACATACTTTACTTACAAGCAGTCATTTGATTCTGATGAAACATTGATGAAGGTATTAAAAATGAAAAAAGAAAACCTAAAATAAAATGAATTTAACATTATTACCAAAAGTAGAACTTAGTTCTATTGAGCCGAACAAATTTGCTATTGAGTTAATCAAGACGCAGATAGTAGATCACTTTACTGAAACAGGAGAATCTCCGTTAGAGTTACTCGTTAAGTCTGAGGCTGTTGTACAGCTTTTAGAAGGCATTAAAGCTGATTTAAAAGAGTTAGTACTAGATGAGCTTAGTAAATATCCTGGAGGCAAGGCTGAGGTCTTAGGAAGCGAGATGGCTAAGTTTGAATCAGGAGTTAAGTATATCTATGACCAAGATTATACTTGGAGCAAGATGAATGAAGAAATAGAGTCTTTAAAGTATGCTCTTAAAGAAAGAGAGAAGATGCTAAGGACCTTGCCTACTGCTATGGTTGATCCCGAATCAGGAGAAATTGTACACCCTGCACCTAGAATTAGTACTACTACCTTTAAGATTAGCTTAAAGAAATAAAAATCCTTAACCACCTCAAGAAATTAACATTTTTAACCAAGATAGTAATTACTAGGACTTGGGGTGGTTTTTTAAACTATTAACATGAAAGAAACACTAATATTCATATACGAATTATTATATTTTGTATTTATTTCAATACCAATAGCAATAACCCTATACATAACATTAACTATAATTAGCAAATTTAAAAAGATATGATGGAGATTGCAGGATTAGAGAACAACGTACCAGTAAGAATGATTTATATTGATGACAAAAGTGAAGTATTGTTTAAATCTTTAGCTCATGCAGCAAGGAATACAAGAATAACACAAGACTCAATAAAGAAATCACTTAGCCCTTTACTAAAGCGTAGATTCAAGCACAATGGTAGAGATGTCATTTTTAGGATAGTTAAAGGAAGTTAGTATATTTGTAATGTATTATGCGACAATACAACAAAGAATTTATTGGGTGGAGGATAAACAGGTAGTCGCATTGCCTGTGAGTCTGAAGCCCTTTTTTTATTTTTATGGCTCAATTTTATACAACGATTATCCATCCTATTAGGAAGGCTTTTCATTTATCTTGTAACGAATATTGTGTATTAGACACTATACTGCGTATGCAAAACAACGATTCTCATTGGTGTTACATGAGTAGAGAAACTATGGCAGATGATTTAGACTTGTCAAAACAATCTATTTTAAACATTATTAAAGGTCTTATTTTAAAAGGATTGGTAACTAAACATGAAAAGACTAATCACCTAAGATGTGCAGGTACTTTTAAAGATTCGATTGATGATTATAGGAGTTTTGGTATTGCTGACGACCACTTTACCGTTGGTAAAGAAAGTTTACCTAAGGGGTCAAAAAAGTTTACCTCAGATGGTAAAGAATCTTTACCCAACAATACAATTAACAATAATAAGACATTTATTAAGCCTTTGGCATTAGAAGTTAGTAGTTATGCTAAAGAAATAGACTTTGTTTTAGATGGTGAATATTTCTGTGATCACTACGAAGCTAGAGGATGGAAACTAAACTCTGGAATAATGAAAGATTGGAAGGCTACTGTAAGAACTTGGAAAAGGAATTGTTCTAAATTCAATACTACTAACGTACCTACAAACAAAATAACTACACAAATTAAACTTAAATAATGATTATAAATGATGATTTTAGAAAATACGATTACCCTAAAGGATTAACAATAACCGATCCTCCATATAATCAGAGCTATAGATATTCTAGTTATAAGGATAATTTAAAATTAGAGGAATATATAGAATTGTTAAAATGTATAAAAACTCCTTGTGTAATTATTCATTATCCTGAAGAAACAATAAACATTCTATCAAAATGCTTTGATAATTGCGAACAAGTTGTTACATGGGTTTATAATTCTAATACTGGTAAGCAAAGTAGAACTATAAGTTGGTGGGGTTGTAAGCCAAATTTTACTAAAGTATTACAACCTTTTAAAAACCCTAATGATAAAAGGATAAAATCATATATAAAAAGAACTGGTAAAAACGGTGCTAAATTATATGATTGGTGGGAAGTTCAGCAAGTTAAAAATACTAGCAAACAAAAAACAGAACATCCTTGTCAAATACCTGAAGAAATAATTAAAAGAATCATACTAACAACTGCTAAAAATAATGAACTAATAATTGACCCATTTGCAGGAAGTGGTACTACATTAAAGGTTGCTAAAGAATTAGGTTATAGTTATATGGGATACGAAATTGATGAAAATTATATAAAGATTATAAAAAACAGATTAGAAGCATTATGATAGCTATAAACCTACCAAAAGCCTTAGATATTGAATCTAACATACTTGGTGCATTGCTTTTAGACAAAAGAACAATACCTCTTGTTATAGGTCATCTAAAAACTGATATATTCTACGATTTAAAGCACCAAAAAATCTTTAACGCAATTAAGGAGATGTATGATAGCAATATATCTATAGACCTTACAACTGTAGCTCAAAAACTTTCACAAGATGAGGACATAATACGAGAAGGTGGAGCTTACTATCTATCAAAGTTAACTGATAATGTAACTACAACAGCTCACATAAACACCCATATTGAGATTGTAATAGAGATGTACAAGAAGCGTGAAGCATATAAAGTGCTAAGGATAGCAGAGAATAGTTGTTTAGACAACGATAGCCACTCATTAGATTTGTTATCTGACCTAAATAGTCAACTTATAGGTTTACTAGAATATGGTAATTTATACGAAAAAAGCATAACTGATGTAGTTATGGCTATCAACTTTGCTAGAGATTTAGCTTGTAATGGTGAGCTTTTAGGATTTAATACAGGATTTCAAGAGCTAAACCAAACTATAGCAGGTTGGTGTAAACCTGACCTATGTATTATAGCTGCAAGACCTGGAGCTGGTAAGACGGCAATGATGCTTTCTAGTGTTTATCACTTAGCTATCCTAAATAACGTACCTACGGCTATTTTTAGCCTCGAAATGAGCTCCGAACAGCTTGTTGAAAGGTTAGAGTCAATAACAAGTCAAGTACCCTTAAAACGCCTTAGAACGAATAATTTGAACGACTATGAACGTAAGATACTTTTAAAGACAGATGACAAGATAATCACAGCACCCATCTACATAGAAGATACTGGAGGAATCAGTATCTCACAACTCAGAGCTAAGGCAACCATTTTAAAGCAGAAGTATGGTATTAAGATTATTTTCTTAGACTATCTTCAGTTAATGAGTGGACAAGGTAAGGCAAACCAGAACAGAGAGCAAGAGGTTAGTAATATAAGCCGAAGCCTTAAAGCCTTAGCCAAAGAGTTGGAAGTGCCTATTATTGCTTTATCACAGTTATCTAGAAAGGTAGAGGAAAGAGCTGATAAGCTACCAATGTTGTCTGATCTTAGAGAATCAGGTAGTATCGAGCAAGATGCTGACATTGTTATTATGCTTATGCGACCATCTTACTACGAGATGAAAGATTCTGTAGAAATAGGTGGTAAGCAGTACAATCCTGATGACCTTGTTATCGTTAAGGTAGAGAAGAATAGACATGGCAGAACTGGCAACCTAGCTGTAAGGTTTATTGGAGAAACAACCACATTTGAAGACTATAAACACTAAAACATGAAAGACAAGTACCAAAAATTTGCTGAAGTAGAATTAAAAGAAGGTGAAGACCTTAACATCGAGAACATGAAGCAACGTATCGTAACTAAAGCATGGTATGATACTGCAAGGTTTAATGAGATTACTGACGTAGCAGTTGGTATAGGTATGGGAACAAGAACGCTATTTTTTTATGCCAAAAAACTAAAACTACCAAAGAGAAGTGGACTTAAATAGGAACTATAAGAATACTCGTAAGTTCGATATAGAACAAGCTAAGGCTTCTGATGGCACTTACCAAGCATTGTTATTGTTTGCTAGGAACACAAAAATCTTGGTCATCCAACAGCCAAAAGCCCTAAAGCAGAAGTATATGTGGCTTGAATATGAGAATAATGGTAAACCTAGTGGCATAGCAGACACAAGAGTAGAGTTCTTTGCTATCAACTTTGACCTTAAAGATAGAATCTATTTTATAAGAGCTGAAATGCTTAGAATAAAGGCAAGAAGACACTTTAAGTGGGGTAAAACAAAGATAGTTGAAGGCATAAGATATGTAAAAGTTCCTACTGTGGAGATGATACGTTTCGATTAATTAGCTTAATTTCGTTTATATGACATACAAAACAGCAAGTGACTTGACCAAGATGATGCTAGAATATTTAGATAATTTAGGTTATGAAGTATGGAGAAACAATAACCTGGCAGTTAAGGGAAGGTCTTTCATTGGTAAGAAAGGATTGCCTGACATTATAGGTTATCATAAGAACTATGGTCAGTTTATTGCTTGTGAGATTAAAGCTATAGGTGATAGACTAAGCGTATCACAGATAGAGTTCTTAACTCACTTAGGTATGTGCGGTGGCACATCAATAGTATGTCAACAAGTATCAGACGGAACAATTAATTTAACAATATTTTTAGACAATGGCGAAAGCAAAATCAGCACTTGGGACGAGTACGAAGGTGAGTTTCGGGAAGCGTAAAGAAGGAAGAGCAAAGAAATCTTATAACAAACATAGTCCAAGACCAAAAAAGTACAGGGGACAAGGAAAATAATTATAATATGTATCCAAAAGGTAAACCATATCCAAAAAGTTCTTACGATGCAAATGGTTTAAAAATTTGTAGTGATTGTAATAATCATAAAGAAATTACAATGTATCCTTCTAATATTTCTACTTATGATAAAATTTCAAATATATGCAAAGAATGCACTAATCAAAGAAGCAGAAATTATTACAATAGAAATAAAGATAAAGAAGCTAATAGGAGAAGAGAAAAATATTTAAGAAATAAAGAAAAAGAAATACATAACGATAATTTATACAAGAAAAAAAGAAGACTAATTGACCCTGAATATAAATTACTGAGGAATATTAGAGATAGGCATAGCAAAGCTGTTAAATATTCTGGTTTTAATAAAAACTTTAGCTCAATCAATTTACTTGGTTGTGATAGTGGGTATTTAAAAAAATATATAGAGATTCAGTTTAGAGATGGTATGAATTGGAATAATTATGGTAATTTGTGGACATTAGATCACATATATCCATTGTCAAAAATTGATTGGACTTGTATTTATGAAAAAGCAAAATATTGTCATTATAGTAATTTACAACCAATGTATAAATTAGATAATATAAAAAAAGGAAATAGAATAATATAAACAACAATTATGGAAAATTTAGAGTTAGACAACAAGTCAGAAAAAGTATCTAAGACAACTACAAAAGAAGTCAAGGTTACTGTAGTTCCTAAGGAAAGCAAGTTTGTATCTGCTGAAACTATTAAGTTAGTAGAAGACATCTTAAACGATGGCACAGTAGATATTAAATGGAGAGCTCAACTTAAAGAACAAGTTAGAAAATACAAAGGGCATGGAGAATAATTATGACAGTATAGTCGAGTCTGTGATTACTAAGTATAAAGATAGAGCTAACATAGGCTTTACTAAATACGGAACTAATCTTGATAGAACTGACTTAAACAC